CGCTCCTTCCTTTACCAACTCAAATTGAGGGATGCTGAGATGACTATCCTGATGGAGACCGTGGCGCTTTACGCTGCCAAAATGGTCCGACGTGCCGTTGCTAGGCACTTCGACCCAACTGACCGTTTCGACGGTGGGTCCCAACTTGAGATCGTCCTTTTAGACATCTTCTCGCTTCTGTCTCCGTACGTGCACTCTGGTGAGCACACAGGCGACATATCGGGTTTAGCAACCCGAGACTTGTTGGATAAATAATGGAAGAGGCGGATGCAGTGCTCCGAGGGCGTAAGCCCTCGTTGGCCGCAGATGCGGCTGACACCATTATGGGCTTCCGTGAGGAAGACCTGGTGAGCCCACTCCTAATCGAGTGGGAAGACCTCCGTGTCCGAGCGATCGGACTTGATGAAGCTGAGAGGCTTTATGGGCTCTAAGACATATACTACGCCAGCGACCTTCACAGGAAGCTGGAATGTATCGTCTTGGACACCTCGTTCGGGCTCAGTCACGTCCCCCTACAACCGCCTAGTCAAGACGGTGGTTAGGAATTCCGGGGGGCGTGTCCAGGACCGGGCGAAGTATCGTCTTGCCCACGGGTATGATCGCATCCTACCTTATTCGGTAGGTGTGGATGACCTGTCCTACGGTCGTTGGATGCATACCTGGTCCAACTCGGGGGGTACAGCTAGTATCGGAGACCACTTTTACAGTGGTGACGCCGCCTCCGGTGCGTCGTTAGACGTAGTTTCAACGACATCTGGCTGGTATCCCACCGCGCGTGTGAAAGCGCTGTCCCAACTCAACCAACGGGCCAAGCAACAGCTCGTCGGTGGAGGTGAAGCTCTGGCTGAGCTTCGGAAGACCACTGATATGTTTCAATCGGTGGCTTCTAGGATAGCAGGCGCGATGGCTGAAGTCAGGTTCGCTGTGAAGCGCCCTGATCAGTTTTTACCCTCGATGAGGCGAGCAGCAACGCTACTCGGCGTTCCGTTGCGTGAGCGGCTACACTTAGCAATACAGCGTAGTCACTTGAGTAACGGGGAAAAGTCTTGGGGTATGAAGAAAGCGTCCGCCCGTGCCAAGGGCCGAGCCAGTCACGTCAGTGACCAATGGCTCGCCTTGCGTTACGGTTGGGGGCCCCTCTACTCCGACCTCTTCGGTGCCATGAAGTTTTGTTTCGAGTATTACCGAGACAAGCCGATAATCAGACGAGTTGTCGGCAGGTCAGACCCGGATAAAACCGGGTATGACCTCTACTCTGGCAGGCTGAACGGCTATTACGGCAGCGGTGCGTATGGCCACCCCACAGATTACGGGGTGACTTACACGAAGCTGCCTACTGCCGCGATGTCGTGGTACGTCGACTGGAAAGACAGGAAGCAGAACCTCCTGGAGATCGGTTATTACTTGAGGATGACCAATCCTCATTTAGTTGCGAATTCGCAACTCGGTCTTGCTGATCCTTTCACGATTGCATGGCAGCTTGTACCGCTATCATTCGTGGTCGATTGGTTTCTCAACGTTGGCGATGTTCTTGACCAGCTCTCGGCTTTTAACGGCTACGAGTGGCTTGCAGGCTGGGAGACGGTGACTCAATTTACCGAGCGCACCGTCACTATCACACCCCTCAGCTTCGCATCCGGGTCGTCTCACACTTTCACTCCTGCCAAGACGGTGCGAACCTTGTTTGCATCGAATCGAAAGGAACTTCTCTCAATCCAGTACTTTGGGCTCTGTCTTGACAACGGGCTCAATGTGAAACGCACGGTCGACGGTGTCGCCCTTTTGTTACAAAAGGCGTTCCGTTAGCTAGCTCTTTTGGAGTACGATATGCCAGCAGTTGCAAACCTCACCATTACAGGCGGCGCCGCCGTGACCTATTACCCTAAAAAGGTAATTGCAGGTTCGGAGGCGTATTACATTGACCGCACTAATCCGGTGATTGCAGGCCAGTCGGTGCTTTCCTTCTTTATGTCGGAAAGTGCCACTGTTCGGAAGGTAACCGGGAAAGTAACTTACCCGACCCTTAATGCCACGACGAATGTACTTTCGTACACGCATCTTGGCTCTTTCGAACTAAAGGCCCCCCTCCAGGGTACCAAGGCCGAACGTACTGAGGTTCGCTTGCGAACCAAAGATGCGATCGGTAACGCCGTTGTCACGTCGATGTTTGACGATGGCGAAGGCGTGTACTAAAGCCCTGTAGGTCCAAACTTCCCGCTGACTGAGTCAGCGACTACGAAAGGATGAACCATGAGTAGGAAGAAGCAAATAAAGGCCAAAGTCGTTGAGGGCCTGAACACATCAATTGACTTCGATGTGTTCCGTGTTGCGAAGGACCTCTACGAAGATCTGGACACCCCGGTCTCACTGGGGTGCTGGATGCGTTGTCATTACAACGAATGGGAGCAGCTCGCACGTATGTCAGTGAAACCAGCTGACTACTGCGATGTCCCACGCACACTCAAAATGCGGGGCCTCACGGCCTGCGCTAAGTTGCGGGTCCCGTCGCGCCAAGCGTTCTTCGACGATCGCTCCGCTGTTGATTTCCTCAGAAAATATGAGGGACTCAGCACGGGCATCGATAAAAGGGCAGTGGCGCTGGCGACGTTCCGCGAGTGCGAAAAGAAGTGCCGGCGTACGAACACATACTTCGCGTCCAGGAGGGCAAGGATGTTATCCTTTCCTCGGCTGACGGAAGAAGTGCTGTTCGACGCGCGTCGGATAATCTCCGACGTTCTGGGCGACTTCAACGTAGAGGAGTGGCTGTCGTCGTGCTCGGTCGGTCCCGGAGTCAACTCCGGTTACCGTTTTACGAGCGACATCGATAAGCTCTCGCGCGGACCCCTCGGTGTTACAGAGGAGTTCGAGCCCTTCAGCCTGGCATTCTGTGAAGAATTCCAGGGGTGGTTCAACGCGCGAACTTCTGACGGCCAAAAGCCCGACGAAGTGTTGCACGTTTGGACTAGCAGCACATATGCTTCCGTTCCAAAAGACGCTTTAACCGATCGCAGTATCGAGACCCAACCGCTGCTAAATGCTTTTGCGCAGCGCGGTATCGGTATCATGATGGCTCGGCGTCTGAAACTCCACTGCGGGATCGATTTGTCAGATCAATCGGCAAATCAACTACTCGCGTCCACGGCCAGTATCACCGGCCGGGACGCAACTGTCGACCTGCGCAACGCGTCAGCTCTCATATGCCTCGAGCTTATTAGGGAGTTGTACCCAAGCGACTGGTTCCATGCAATGAACATCACACGGTGTCACTGGATTAAACTTCCGGATGGTGCCCAAGATGAGAAGCTGCAGCAGATGAGTGGGATGGGTAACGGTTACACGTTCGAGATGCAAACGTTGTTGTTTTACGCTCTCTCGATGGCTGTAGCTGAGAAGTTTATCCGTCGTCCTAAAGTTCGCGTGTACGGGGATGACATCATTCTTCCGTCATCCTGTTATGACACGCTTTGTGCTGTCTTTGCTACGCTCGGATTCGAGGTAAACTTGAAAAAGAGTTATGCAACTGGAAAGTTCCGTGAATCATGCGGAACCGACTGGTGGGACGGCTTCAACGTTAGACCGTATTTTCTCAAAGAGAGGATATCAGATGTATCGGCAATTGTCTCACTGGCTAACGGGCTTCGGCGCTTGGCTAATCGTCACAGTGGTGCTAACTTCTGTGATGTTCGCTTTGCTCGTAGCTATTTCCGTTGTGTCCGTGGGATACCGCCACATCTTCGCAAATGGATCGCCGTCGGGTTCACCGAATCCGACGACTTCATCTGCGGCGACATCTACAGGCAGGGGTTCACAATCCGATTCGTCACAAAACGAATACCGGTGACTATGCTCGCTCACGCACGTACAGCCATGTTATACAGGATGTACGCGCGATCGCGGGATGAGTCGTGTGAAACCCCTTACGTTGAGAGTCCTTTGTTCCCGGGAGGTGAGGGTGGTTCGGCCAGCATGGTTGCGAACTATCAACGCAAGCTGGGGCATTGGGGAGCGAAGCACGTCCCGTATTGGCAAATCAAGCCATACGGGGCGGGTGCTGGTCCGATGTACTGGGCCAGAGCATCGACTAGGAAGTGCCGAGAGGCATAACTTAGCT